AGGTCTTATAATTTTTATATTAACATATTTGTCTATTTTAAACAACTATACTTTTTTATCAATAGGCCTCTTAGCCTTACCTGATTTATCTGGTAATTCTTTCATTATTATTGTTTTCCTAGCAAATTCTTTAGCTATTGCTGGGTTAAGTTTTAAGGCCATATTATTCTTCTTCTTTGTCTTCTTTTTTTTAGTAAGGTATTCAATACCATGAATTTCAAAGCCTGATTCATTTTGAAAACGACTAACTGACAATTCATCCATTTTTACTATAAGTTTTATTTCATATGTTTCACCTACTTCATATTTTGCTGTTTCAGGGAAAAACTCATGACGTAAATTAATACGAGGATATATTTTCTTTTTCTCTTTCTTTTTACCCTCTGGTACTTCACCATAGCATCCAAACTCCTCTATCTTTGGCTCTACTTTTATCATTTTAGACATAAAATTATATATTAATTATTATTTATATTTGGTAGAGCAGGTAATTGACCCTCTAAAGCAGATGCTACCTCTTCTGGAGCTATGTCAATACCAACTTTAGCAGCCATTTGTACTTTGCCACCAATTGGTAAGTCTTTAAAGCTAATTGATTCCGATGGTTTAGCAGGCTCTTCTACCGGAGCATTTTGTCTAGCTTCAACAACTGACTTTACTCTAGGGTCATTTTCAAATAATACATCAGGTGCATTTTCTTGTAACCAAAGATTAGCTGCCATCTCTTCTGGGTTAGGATAATCAAGCGCTTTATATAAATCTATCAATGACATTTTACCACCATTGGCCAATTCAACAGCCTGAGTAGCTAATGTCAAAGTATCCTTTGGAAGTAATGAACCCTCTTTTACGCTTATCTTTACTTTAACTTTTCCAGGTGCTTCTGAGTATTTATCATCATAAACATAAAGAAGTTGAGTAAACCAGTTATAAATATCATCAGCGAATTGTTCTAAGTATTCACTAAACCCTCCTCCGATTCTGTCTGTATCAAGGGATGTGTTTTGTAATTTACCTCTTACAGTCTTTTCACTTGAAAGTCCAGCTGCACTTGATCCTCTTGTACCGAATATATCTCTTACTGTATTACGTGTATCTATTAGTTGAGTAAATATATCAGATGGTAATGCTGGCGCACTCATCCTTGCTACAGCAGCGTTTACATCTCCTGTTGGCACCCAAATAACACCGCCCTTACGTACAGCATTTGCTACTCCTCTAGCTTTATCTTTAGTTAATCCTGAACGCTCTCCTGATACTGCTATGGCACCATTCATGCTATCAGCATTTTTATCAATCTGCCTTAAACGTTTATTAATAAGGTCCTGGCTAGCAAGATTCTGACCAATCAATGATGTTTCATCTACTGGCTGTTTACCAAGATTAAATACTGATAAGAAAGTATAAGGTATTTTAGGTGATGAGAAATGATTGACTCCAGGTATTTCTTCCATGAGTTGATCACCATCTTCATTAATTTGTTGCTCTCCATCTTCATCCAAGTCAGCCTCCTCTTCTGTTGCATAATTCCAATGAGGATTTTTCTTTTTAAATAAAACTTGATCGCCAATAGTCCATGCAGTAAAAGCATCTGTCCACCATTCTATAAATCCGATTTCAGTTGCAAGTGCTTCATTACCAGATTTATCTTTAGCTAATTCTTTTATTACTTCAGCAGCTCCATCTTCTCCTCCTATGTTTTTAAGTATATTTAAAATGTTTGATGCCTCTAATTTACGATGCTCTCCAACGTATTTACCACTATATCCATCTTCATCAACAGTTGAATTAGGATCAAGTATTATTCTCTGAGGTCTTATAATTTGTACAGCAGGAATATCTCTCTCTAAATCCCAGCCTAGTTTAGCTACTCCAATTAAAGAAATAGCCCAATGTCGTGCTGACTTTTTGAGCTTTAATCTTAATACTAATTCTTCTGCAATTTCTCCTAACTTCTTCTGCAAATCTACAGCATATTGTAGATTCTCCGGTGATTGAGGTTCTGACCTAGCAACCATAACCATTGGGTCTGGGTTACGTCTAGTAACCTTTGGTAAGTATGTTTCTAATCCTTCAAAAATAACATTGTCAATAAGTTCCCTGTCTTTATATCCGTTTACAGTTGACTGTTGTTGATATTGATATTGGTATTGATTTCCTTTCCAGTAATTTTCATTTTCATCACAAGATCTAATCCATTTTGCATAGACATCTGATTCTTCCCAGTTTTTCTTCCATGAATCAGTTAAATCAATAATATCTTTATTTGGTAGCTCTAACTTTAATTCCGGGAATTTGTCACTAACAACACCCTCCTCTAATTCAAGGTCGGTGTCTTTTCCTCTTACTTTATTTAATTTTTTTCCCAATGAATAGTACGCATCGAGAATAGGATTGCCCATTTATTTTTTTCTAAAAATAGACATATTGTAAGTGCTATTATTATAGCACGTTTTCTAAAATTGTAAACACTACCCTATCTTTCTCTCCAATCTCCTCTTTCATCTTCTGCCCACCATGGCTCTTCTGATTCATTGTCTTTATTATCTTTTGAACCAAACATAGTATCTGGATTAAACCCAACTGTCCTATCAGGGTTTATTATATAGCTATCTGCATCTAAGTTATCCACAGGGCCAATGATAGCTCCTGTTTCTCCAAACCTATCAATTCCAACCCTCCAATAAACTGCTGCATGGAACCAATCATCTCTGTCTGATCTTAACCAAGTATATTTTAAAAGGTCCATAGCTCCTTTCTCCCAAACCCTGTAAATATGTGAGCAATGTAACCAAAACTCATGCCAATCACCTTTTGAGCCATTGTATAATTTAAACCTTGTCTCTCTCATTTCATCAACCACTAACTGCATCATTCTATTACGATCAACTAATACATTGCCTGATTCATCTCCTTTCCCCCAACGAATAAGCTGATATGTTTTACGGTCTTGTGAGTAATGGCATAAATATACTCGGCCAGGATATTTTTTGCGTAACTTCCTGCTACCAATAATATCTCCACCCTGATCAACAACCATTACACTATTTGGAAACTTTTTAAGCCAATACTCTAATGTTTTATCAAGTGGGAGTTCATTATTCTCGTCTGGCATATAATCATCAACCTCTCCATAGTTTACTAATCCTTGTTTATTACCAACAACATATCTGAGTTTAATTCCGGTGTCTACACCTATTACTAAACGCCCTTGATATAAATTCTTTTCAGAAGTTATCATTTTATCAACCATTTCTTCTGTTATGCTATCATCTCCACCGGCATATGGTAAACCAAGGATTTTGTTATAAAAATAGTCCATTGTCTGCTCTCCTTTGGCTACCTCCTCGTATTTAGCTATAATATCCTCAGCAGTAACCCAAGGTGCCATAAGCAATGATATGTGGTATCCGCTCCATTTAGCGTTCTCCTTGCCTTTCTTGGCCCACCAAGAGCCTTTAGCACGTGCATGCCAGTCAAGTATGTCATGACAATGTTTACATACAAATTCTCTTTTTTCTATGTCAATGCTCATTTTACGAGGATCTTCTGTATTCCACTCAAGGAATTGCTGTTTTTTACAATGAGGACATTCTATAAACCATTCCTTTTGATCTGATAGTCTCCATTCTACATCAACTCCAGAGTTTGGAGAACTGGGATGACTAAATACATGAGTCTGTTTAAATTTAGAATGTTGTAAACGAGCCTGATAATCTGCAATGACATCTTGCTTACTGGAATCTTTCTCATCATGGACTAGCCTATCTGCAGTAATCATAATAGCAGCTTTCTTAGTCCAAGTACCTCTAAAATATATCATGCTCTGGCCAATCTGCTTTTGCTCTATTGAATCCTTATCAACAGTCAAAGCACCTAGATGTGGATTGTTAGCAATGATACGGTTAACCTTTCCACTTACAAAAACACTAACATCTCCGTCTGTCGGTAGTGTATAAATAATATCCATCTTATGAGTCTCTGCATCTCTAATATTTTTTAATATTTCGAGAGTACTCATTCCAACCTGAGCCGGTTTAACTACTACTAAGTTATCGCTTTGGTCATTATAAATGTCTATTAAAAATTGATGAGTTTCAAAAGTCATCCTCTGACCTTTCTCATTTAAAATCTTATGGCGTTCATAAACCCACTCACTACAAAACTCATTAGATAAATCTTCTATGTTATTGTCTTTCATGTCCTTTTACTTCAATTTCTATATCTCCATTGCCCCATACAGTTCTAACTTCTCCACACTCAACACATCCGGCTCTTGCTCCATACTCATCATTCCAACGAGCTGGTATTGGAGCTGTGCTATTTTCTGATTGATTCTGATTAGTTACATCACTACGAGTTCTTTGTTCTATTAAAATGAATTGATGTTTGCATGCCATATGTTTTATATTAGATGAGTTAAATGCCAAAAATTACAATGATTGCAATTATAAATCCTTAGCTTTACATGGTCCTCCTTAAATCTCTTATTAGCGGCAGTCTTGGCTGTCTTTTTGTCATACATCGGTTTGCCTTTGCAATATTTGAGTGGAGTTATATAATCTCTGCTATATCTTCTCCTCATATAATTTATTTATGAATATCTTTTAATTAATCTCCTTGCTCTGCCATAGTCAACACAACTTCCATACAATGGTCCAGACAAAGACTTAGCTAACATATCTAAATGTTGTTTTCTTATTTTCCTATTCTGCTCAAGGCTACAGAAGAATCTATGTTGCTTACCATATGCTCTGGATTCCTGGTCTACTCTAAACTTAGGATCACGTAGAAACTTACCCCACCATAAAGCAGCATCAACGTCATTATACTTTTGCTGTTTCATATGAAGTTTCTCATGCTCTATAATCTCTGGTGGTATTGGTAGCTTAAAAGGATTATAAATAGTATCTCCATAAGTAAAATAACATCTAGGGTTGATATTAAATGTAGCACATACAGCATCAAAGATAGGAGGCTTCTCATAACTTATCTTAATGCCATCAATGCTATCAGGATATTCAATAGGTTTGTAAGATACTATAGTACTACCTTTCTTCTTGGCGTTCTTTATAAAATTGTTTAAAAGTGATTTCATATTATACTGGCGACTCCATTTTGTCGCTGTTATCTTCGATGCGTTTTCTACGTGCATCTTTTAATTTAGTTAGCAATGCTATCTCCTCTGGACTTCTTTCTACCTCAGCTGAGTCCGGAGTTGTTATTTCAACTTTGCTTGTAGGTTTACAAT